GCGCCGTGGCTCGCGCCGCTGACGCTGATTTATGGGCAGCAACCGCCGCCCATATCGAATGCGACCCAAGTCAGCATTCGGGCCATCTGGGACAGCCAACCGAACTGGTCGGCGCAGTCGGAAGCGGATGGCGCAGCGATTGGGTATGTGCCGCCGACGATCGGCAATCCGCCGCCCGTCTCGCTGGCGAATCAGATCACGATTCGCGCATCGTGGGATGTGGCGCCCTGGGCCGCTCAGAGTGAGACGGATAACGCCGGATGGAATCCGCCAGTCCAGACTCTGCCGCCGAGCGGGCCGTATTTCTCGATCTCGCTATTGGCGAATGTTTGGGCGGTTACGTGGAGCGCGCAGCGTGCCGCGCCGATCGCTGGGCTCATTGCGCCGAATGATCCGCCGCGTTCATCGTGGGTCAATCAGCGCACGATTGCGGAACAGTGGGTTAGGCCTTGGCATTTCGCCCAAGGTGCAACGAAGATCGCGGGTATCATGCCGATTGGCGGCGAAGTACCGCCGCGGATCATTGTGACGCCGAATGCGGATCGATCGGTGAAGCCTAGCGCTGACCGGATTCTTATCGTCTATGCGCCGAGGACAGTATTGTGACGAACATTGTGCTCGTGAATCCCGGCGATCAGATCGTCATTACGTTCGATTACTCGAATGAATTGGCTCTCGGCATCACGCTCGCATCCGCCACGCATACGGTGCCATCGCCGATGAGCAAGGTGAGTGAATCAACGGATGTGCCCAATGCCAAGTCTCAAGTAAAGGTGAGTGGCGCAGTGCATGGCCTCACGGTGCAGATCGGTGGACAAGCAACACTGAGCAACGGTGAAGTAATCAACCGCATATTCCCATTGCGTGGCTGGAACTCTTAAGTGCCAGTCGCATCTCGTAAGCCGTGTCGCTATCCAGGCTGTGGCGTCGCAGTTCATCGCAGCGCTGCGTACTGCACCGTACATACGCGCGCTGTTCGCAAGCAATCAGATCAACTGCGTGGCACGGCAGCGAGTCGTGGTTACGATAAAGCATGGCGAACGTTGCGGACGGTATATCTCGCGGAACATCCGTTGTGTGAGTGCGATGACTGCCGAGCCAGCACAGTGTTGACTGCAGCGCAGATAGTTGACCATCGCATCCCAATCAGCGAGCGACCAGACTTGCGACTGTCTTGGACGAACCTGCGTGCCATGTCGAAGACTTGCCATGATCGTCACACCGCGCGAACGCAGGGCTTCGCGCAGAGCGAAAAGCGCGAACCCGGGGGGTGCCAAAAGCCTACGGTTGCTCGCCAGTGACCGACGTCTTCGCCGAATACACACGTCCGCAAAATGGAAATAACCGGTTTTAGACATCAAAATGGCACGACCTCGCAAGCCGACCGCAGAACTCGAACTGAAAGGCGCATTCAAAAAAGATCCGCAGCGCAAACGCGTTGATCCGAAGACGAGCGGACCGGTTGGTAATCCGCCGCCGTCGCTCGATATGGATATTCATGCGACGTGGTACGAGCTCGCCGAGCAGGCGCCCATCGATGTACTGCGTTCCGCTGATCGTGCGCTTCTCGGAATCGCGGCGACGCTGCTCTATAAAATTCGCAAGACTCCGCTCGACAAGCTCGAGCCGGCAATGATCGGTCAACTTCTCAAATGTTTATCAGCGATGGGCATGACGCCCGCCGATCGATCGAAAGTCCATGCACCGAAAGAAAAAGCCGAGAATAAGTTCGCCAAGTTCGCGAGCAAAGCAGCGGAAGCGCGCAAGCCGGTTCACTAGTTACGTCGCGAAGGCGATTCGATACGCGGAGGACGTGCGCGCGAAGCGCATTGATGCCTGCAAATTTGTACGGCAGGCCTGCACGCGGCAACTGAAGGACCTCAAGCGCTGGGAGCGCCGCGGGCCGTATCGCTTCGACGAAGAGGAGGCGAATCAGTGGTGTGAGTTCGTCGAACAGATGCCGCACATCAAGGGCGCGCTCGCTGGCCAGAACATTCAGCTAGAGCCTTGGCAGTGCTTCATTTTGACGACCATCTTCGGGTGGCGCCGCCGCGATAATGGCATGCGTCGCTTTCGCCGCAGCTATAAAGAACTGCCACGCGGAAACGCAAAGTCCACCATGTCGTCCGGCGTCGCGCTGAAAGCGGGATTCGCGGACGGCGAGGGCGGCGCCGAAGTGTACTCGGCTGCGACGACCCGCGACCAGGCGCGCATCGTCTTTGCCGATGCGCAAGCGATGGCTCGCAAGTGTCCTGATATGTGCGAGGCGCTCGGTATTGAAGTGCTCGCCCACGCGATCGTTCAGAAAAGTACGGCCTCGGTGATGATGGCGCTCTCCGCCGATGCGAATACGCTCGACGGCAAGAACATTCATTTCGTCGTCGTTGACGAACTGCATGCGCATCGCACGCGCGAAGTGTTCGACGTGCTCGAGACCGGGACCGGCAAGCGCGGTCAATCGTTGATGTGGTGCATCACCACGGCGGGCAGCGACCGCGCCGGCGTGTGCTACGAACAGCACACTTATGCCATCAAGGTGCTGTCCGGCGTCGCGGTCGATGAATCCTTTTTCGCGATCATCTATACGATTGACGACGGCGACGACTGGACGGATGAGGCGGCCTGGCGCAAGGCGAACCCCAACTGGGGTGTGTCGGTGCAGCCCGAGATCGTGGCGCAGCTCGCGACCAAAGCGATGCAGATGCCCGCGGCCCAGTCGAATTTCAAGACGAAGCACTTGAATGTCTGGGTTAACGCCGACCAAGCCTGGATGGATATGCGCGCCTGGGAGCGCGCCGGCGACCCCGAGCTTAGCGAGGCGGACTTCGCGAAGGATCCGGCCTGGGGCGGATTGGACCTCGCGAGCAAGACCGACATCGCGGCGCGCGTGATTATCTATACGCGCGATATCGAGGACATTCGGCATTACTACCTGTTCGGCCGCTACTTTCTGCCGGAACAGGCTGTCCACGATGGCCGCAATAGCCAATACCGGGGCTGGGAGGCCGCGGGACTGCTGACCGTGACGCCCGGGGACACGCTCGATTTCCAGGTCGTGATCGATGACATCCTGGCGATCTCGAGCCGGGCGCAGCTGAACGACATCGGGTACGACCCGTGGCAGGCGACGTTCCTGGCGCAAAAGCTCACGGAGAACGGCGCGACGATGATTGAGTACCGCAACACGGTGGCCAATTTCTCGGCCCCGATGAAGGAATTCGACGCGCTCATTCGCCAGGGCCGGCTGCACCACAACGGCGATCCTGTCCTGACCTGGATGGTGTCGAACGTGGTGTGCCATACGGATGCGAAGGAAAACATCTACCCGCGCAAAGAGCGGCCCGAAAACAAAATCGACGGTGTCGTCGCTGGAATTACCGCCTTGGGCCGTGCGTTGAGCGCGATCCAAAGCGGCGAACCCTTTACGGAGCTCTGAACTGTGCAATTTTGGCCCCTTTCGAAGCTGTTCAAGCGGAGCGTCAAGAACGACATCACCGGCCTGACGATGGATCAGTTCGCTTCGATGTTCGCGATGCCGTCCTGGTCCGGCCAGGACGTGACTCCAGAGTCGGCCGCCCGGGCGATCCCGGTCCAGGCGTGCTGCGCGCTGATTTCCGGCGGCATTACGGCGATGCCGCTGCGCATCGTGAGCCGCACGCTGGTTGATGGGTCCTGGCTGCAGTCCCCGGCCGACGATCATCCTTATTGGTGGCTCTTCAATGAATCGCCTGATGGGGAGATCTCCGCCGCGCAGTTCTGGCGGCGGGTGCTGACACACAAGCTGCTGTTCGGCGAATCGTTCGCGCGCATGAACCGGACCGCCGGCGGCCGCGGGATCGATGTGCGCGAGATCATTTTCGTACCGAACCGCCAGGTGCAGACCATGCGCCAGTGGAATCCCGTCACGCGGCGCGCGGAGATCGTCGGCTACAAGATCACGGCGAACGCTCGGATCTTCGGCGTGCTCCCGGAGGATATGCTGCACTTCAAGGATAATCAGGCGCTCCTGTCGATCTCGCAGCAATCGATCATGGGCGATGGCGTCTCCATTGCGCAGCCGCCGCTCTCGGCGGTCCTCGATTCGACGCGCCAGGCCGTCGGCATCGTGCTCGCAATTGAGGAATATTGCGGCCGGTTCTTCTCGAACGGCGGCATGCCGAAGACCGTCCTCAAATTTCCGGCCGGCGTGAAGCTCGACGACAAGCAAATCAATGCGCTGCGCGACTCCTGGGTCAAAAAGTATGGGGGCGCCGATAACAGCGGCCTGCCGCTCATCCTGAATAACGGCGGCGAGGCGACGAAGCTCACCTTCACGTCCGAAGAGATGCAGATGCTCGAGGCGCGGAAGTTCCAAGTCATCGATATCGCCCGCGGCTTCGGCGTGCCGCCGTTCATGATCGGCGAGACCGAGAAGACGAGCGCCTGGGGCAGCGGGATCGAGCAGATGTCGCAGGCTTTCATCCGCTACACGCTCGCGCCGCATATTGCGGAGATCGAGCAGGAAAGTACGCGAAAACTGTTCGGTACCGCACGTTATTGCACTGATTTTGACGAAGAAGCGCTGGCCCGCGGCGACATGAAGTCGCTGGGCGAATGGTTCCGGCAGGCCTTGGGCGGCGCGCAAGGGCCGGGATTCATGCGGATCAATGAAGTCCGCCGGCGCATGAATCTGCCCGCTGTTCCGGGCGGCGATGAAATCTACAACCCTCTACCTGGTGGCACCAATGACAATCAATCGAAATCGACTCCTGGCGCTGGTAGCGGCGAATCGGGAGCGGCCGAAGCGGCGTGAGATCGAGAACGCGACCGGGCCCGAGGCGACGGTCTACCTCTACGATTCGATCGATCCGTACTACGGGGTGAACGCGGAGGCCTTCGTCAAGGACTTCAACGCGATTACGGCGCCGACGATCCATCTTCGGATCAATTCGCCCGGCGGCGATGTGTTTGATGCCCGGGCGATCGCGACCGCCATCGGGCAGCATCCCTCGAACGTCGTCGCGCATGTCGACGGCCTCGCGGCCTCGGCGGCCTCCTACATCGCGATCGCCGCGGACGAGGTCGAGATGGCGCCGGGGTCGTTCCTGATGATCCATAAGGCCTGGACGTTCGCCTACGGCAATTCCGAGGATCTGCTTTCAACCGCTGCACTCTTGGAGAAGATCGATGGTTACCTTGCGGCCGACTACGCTAAAAAAACTGGCAAATCATCCGCGCAGATTGATGAATGGATGTCCGCCGAAACCTGGTTCACCGCTGAAGAAGCCGTTGCCGAAGGATTCGCCGGAAAGATCTCCGAGGAAGACCCCGAGGGCGTAGACAACGCCTGGGACCTCTCGGTCTTTGCGCATGCGCCGAAGCAAAAAGCCGCGCCCGGTCCAGGCCTGCGCCATCTCGCGGAGGTTGCTAAAAAGATCGCTGACGATGAGGCAGCCGCCACCGAACAAGCAAATATGGAGAACGCCGAACGACTTCGGCGGTTCCAACTCGATTTCGCGTAGCGCATCCCGCAAAGCGAACCTTCGGGCCAATTTCGGCCTAACACTAGTGGAGTAAATCATGAAGATTTCAGTCAATGCTTTGCGGGAGCAGCGCACCGCCCTCGCCGTAGAGACTCGCAATTTGCTCGATAATCATCCCGGAAAGTTGTGGACTCCTGCGCAGCAGGTCGTCTATGACGAAAAGGTGGATGACATCAACCGCATTGATTCCGAAATCAGTCGCATGCAAAAGCAGGCGGACCTCGATGCGGACAATGCTCTCGATACGATGATTGCCGATGTCGGCAAAGCGAATCGCCGATTTGAGGCCAATTCGCCGCGCGGCATCTACGATACCTTCCTGAGAAAAGGCACGGACGGATTCACTGCCGAGCAGCAGATCGTCATCAAGAATACGCTGTCGACGACCACGGGCTCACAAGGCGGATTCACGGTCCCGTCGCTCATCGCGAATCAGCTATATGACGCCATGAAGGCGTATGGCACCATGCGCGCGACATCCGAGATCTTGAAAACGACCGATGGCAAGCCCTTAAGCTACCCAACGTCGGACGGTACGGCGGAAGTTGGCGAGTGGATCGCGCAGAATACCACGGCGACCGCTCTCGACCCCTCGTTTGGCACTGCCTCGTTGAACGTCTTCAAGGCGTCCTCGAAGATCATCGCGGTACCCTTCGAATTGCTGCAGGATTCCGTCCTCGATATGGAAACCTTCGTGCAGAACCGCCTGGCGCAGCGCATCGGCCGCTTAGGCAATACCGGCTTCACGGTCGGCACGGGCACGACGCAGCCCGATGGGATTATCCCGAAGGCGAGCGCGGGCAAGGTGGGGATCGTCGGACAAACGCTCTTGATTATTTATGATGACGTGGTTGATCTCGTGCATTCGGTGGACCCGGCCTATCGTAATTACGACGCCGCGTTCATGACGAACGATTCGCTGCTCAAGGTGCTGCGCAAGATCAAGGACACCGCCGGCCGTCCCATCTGGACGCCGTCCTACGATGGTGGCATTCGATCGGGCTTGAATGTCAGCAATACGCCGAATACCGGGGATCAGGCAACGGGCACGGGCAACGGCGAAGGCGGCTTCAATGGCCAGAAGGGCGCCGTGATTTACGATTACCTCCTGGGGTACCCGGTCTGGGTAAACAATGATATCGCCGTGCCGGCTGCGAATGCGAAGACGATGATCTTCGGCGGACTGAAGTACTACAAGATCCGCGATGCCATGGAAGTGCAGATGTTCCGGTTCACTGATTCCGTCTACACCACGCTGGGCCAGGTCGGCTTCCTCGCCTGGTGCCGGATGGGCGGCAATCTCATGGATACGAACGCCGTCAAGTACTACCAGCACAGCGCCACGTAGTCGGATCTCCGGTCTTTTGCTGCCAGAGTCAACTCACAGGGCCCGCCGGGGCCCTTTTTATTGGGAGGTTTTTGTATGGCTAGAAGAGACACACAAGACGCAGCGGACGACACCGCGCCGGTCAAGGCGCGCGTGTTGGTACGCGTGCAAATAGACGGCGTATGGCACGAGCCGAATACCGTCGTCACGGGGACAGCGGCGGGCATCAAGGGACTGGAAGCGCAAGGCTTGGTCGATTCGAATGAGGACTCGGTCACCTACGCCGAATCGTTGAAGACGGACGCGGCTGGCTAAATGTCCTCGCTCTCGCTCATCACCCCGCCGACGTTCGATCCGGTCACGCTCGCCGAGGCCCGCGCGCAGTGCCGGAGCACCACGTCGGAGGAAGATGGGCTCATTGCGGGCTACCTGCTGGCGGCCCGCCGTCACTGCGAGAACCACACAGGCCGCGTGTTTGCGACTCAGACATGGGAGATGAAGGTCGATGGCGGCTGGCCGACGATCTTCGATCGACCCACCGTACAGCAGCGCCAGCGGATCGTTCTACCCAATCCGCCGGCGCAGTCGGTGACGAGCATCACCTACATCGACACCTCGGGCGCTCTGCAGACCTTGGCGACGAATCAATATGCGTTCTCCAAGGGCGATATTTTCGGCTTCATTGAGCCGGCGTACGGCGCGTCCTGGCCTTCGGTTCGCAATCAACTGGAAACGGTCACCGTCCGCTATGTCGCGGGGTATGGTACTCAGGGCGATTTCCCGGACACGCTTCGCCAGGCCATTCTGCTGCTCGTGAGCCATTGGAATGAGCGTCGCGAAGCCGTGTCGGTCGATGTGCGCGGCACGCCGATGGAGCTACCGTTCACCGTCACCGCATTGCTGCAAGACTCCATGACCGAAGGCTGGATCTAAAGGTCATGGCCGAACCGTATAAAAAGGGCGCCGGACCCATGGACCGCCGCGCGACCATTTTGTCGCGAACTCTCTCCCAGAACGGCTACGGCGAGCAGATCGAGACCTTCGCCGCGCTCGATACCGTCTGGGCGCAGAAGGTCGAATTGAGCGGCCAGGAGGTGCTGGCCGCGCAGCAGGTGAGCGCCGAGGTTACGACCATATTCCGGATTCGCTGGCGCTCGGACGTCACCGCAACTTGCCGGCTGTTGGTGGATGGCGCGACCTACATGATCGCCTATATCGCCGAGCTCGGTCGCCGGGAGCGTCTGGAATTGACCTGCAAGGCGGTGGCCGCATGAGCGAAATCAAGGTGTCGGGCCTCTCGGAGCTGCGTTTCGCGCTGATCAATTTTCCGAATCAGCTGCAGCGCGAAGCCCTTCAGCAGGGGCTCGGCGCCGGCTGCGACGTCATCGTGGCGGAGGCCCGGACGCGCGCGCCGGTGCTCACGGGGCGCCTGAAGCTCTCCATCTACTCGATCGAGGCGAAGCGCCAGGAGACGGGCGACTATCAGGTCCGAAACGTCACCGTGCATACGGGCAAGCGCGCGGCGAAGAAGAACCTGGATGCCTTTTACGCCGTCTGGGTCGAATACGGTCATGGGATCATCACGACCGACAAACGCACCCTCGGGACTCCGGCCAAGGGATTTTTTGGCAAGAAGGTCAAGGCAGTCCCCGCAAAGCCATTCCTGCGGCCGGCCTATGAGACCAAGAAAGAGGCGGCCGTGACCGCGTTCGCCGAGTACGTCCGAAAGATCCTGCCGAGCCTCGTCAATCGCGCCCGGGGCGGCTAGGTGGCGGCCGAAGCGATAGCCCAGGCGCTTGGTATCTTGAGCGCCGCGGCGCCCGTGACTGCGCTCGTGGGGACGCGGATCTCGCCGCTCATTCGGACTCAGGATCTCATCCTGCCGGCGGTGACCCTGCAGCGGATCACGCTCACGCCCACCAACACGTTCGCCGGCAACGGTGGTCTGGACGACACGCGCCTGCAGGTCGATTCCTGGGCTACGACCTACGCGGGCGCGCGGGCGCTCGCGATTGCGGTGCGCGCGGCCTTCGATGCGGTTCCGGTGCTGATGACGCTCGAGCTTGACAATAGCTTTCAGTTGGACCCCGTCCCGGGCGTCTATCAGATCACGCAGGAATATCAGCTCTGGTCTTGATCTCATTCACTTTGGAGTAGCAGAACATGGCAATTAAGAGTCAAACGGCCAGCCTCTCGGTTTCGAGCGCATCGGCCGCCACCAAGACGATCACCGGCATCACGAGCGCGAGTCCCTGCGTCGTCTCATCCACCGCGCACGGCTATACGCAGGGCCAGATCGTGACGATTTCGGGCGTCGTCGGCATGCCGCAAATCAACCCAAGCGGCGGCTTCGGTGTCTATGTGGTCGACTTGCCGGCGGCCAACACCTTCAATCTGAAGGGCGTCGACGCGACCTCGTTCGGCTCCTATGTCAGCGGCGGCTTGGCCTCCCTGCAGACCATGGTCTCGGTCGGATCGGTCACGAATCTGACCGGGTTCGATGGCACGGCCTCCGAAATCGATGTGACCAATCTGCAGTCGACCGCGAAGGAATTCCTGGTCGGCCTGCAGGACTTCGGCAATGTGACCATGACAATCTGGCTCGTCACCGATACCGGCCAGTTGCGTCTGCGGGCGATCAAGACCACCGCCGCGGTCGCCGCATTCACGGTCGGTCTGTCGGATGGCACCGTCGCGGCCTTCGCCGCGCTCGTCAAGCAGTTCTCCTTCGACGCCGGCGGCCCCGACAGTGCGGTCAAGGGTAATGTGACGCTGCGCGTGACCGGTGCCCCGGCATGGTTCGCTTAAATGGCCCTCACGGCGGCCGATATCTTGGGCGCGAAGGATCGCAAGATCGTCCCGGTCGACGTGCCCGAGTGGGGTGGTACCGTGCACGTGCGATCGCTCTCGACCGAGGAAGCGTTCGCCCTCGAGAAGGTCATGCGACCCTTTGAGGAGCGCACCGACATTATGGCCTGCCAGCTCGCTGCCTTCATGTGCGACGAGGCGGGAGCGCCGCTGTTCGGCTCCTATCAGGAGGCACTCCCGGTTCTGGCGCGATCTCCGGCGACGCTCAAGCGCGTCGTGAGCGCGGGCATGATGGTGAACGGCATGGGGTCGCTCGAGGATTCCAAGGAAAAATAATCGCCCAGCCGTCGCTCCGGTTCGCGATGGTACTTGCGGAGAAATTGAGCAAGACATTGGGCGAGATCCTCGCGCTGCCGGCGCATGAGTACTACCTCTGGAATGCGTTCTACTCCCTCGCGCCGGATGATTTCGTGCCGGTAGAGGATAAGCTCAAGAAAATCTTCGGACGACCCAAGCACGATGGCTAATACAATTGGTTCGATCATCGTCGAAATGGCGGCGGATATTGCCGGATTTCGCGGCAAATTGAACGAAGCCGTCAAGGCGACCAATGAGGCGGTCGAGAAGATCAAGTCCGGGTTCGAGCTGATCGGCGTGGGCCTCTCCGCTGGCGCCCTGATCGAATTCACCAAATCGACCATTGAATTCGGCGACCAGCTCTTCAAAGCGTCCCAGAAGGCCGGCATCGGCGCCGGCGCGCTCTCCGAGCTCGCATTCGCCGCTAAGTCGAGCGGCGTCGGCCTCGACGAATTGTCCGCCTCGCTCGCCAAGATGCAGAAGGCGGTCTCTTCGGCCGGGTCCGGGGTCGGTATCGCCAATCAACTCTTGACCGCCCTCGGGCTTACCTTCTCCGAATTGAAAGCGCTCACGCCGGAGCAGCAATTCGAAGTCTTTGCTCAGCGCATCAATGATTTGAAGGTTCCCGCCGACAAGACCCGCGCCGCGATCGAGCTGTTCGGCCGCGCCGGCGCCGATCTCCTACCGCTCTTCGCTCAAGGTGCCGAAGGCATTGCCAAGGCCCGCACCGAAGCCGGACTGCTCGGCGCCTCATTCAGCGACGATACGATCGAGCGGATGCATTCGACGCAAGAGTCGATCGACCATGTGACGGCGGCCTTGAAGGGCTTAGGCACCGCCATCGTCGTTGATGCTGCGCCCTCCTTAAGCCTGCTCGCCGATCGCTTAACCGCGTTCATCAGCGGCGATGAATTGAAGTCAGTTACCGCCCAGATCGAACTCGTCAAGACCCAATTGAAGGAGCAGCAATCGGGCTTCTTCGGTCCCGCCGCCGGCTCGGTCTCTGACCGGGACCTGCTGACCCTCGAAACTAAGCTCGCGACCTTGAAGTTGATCGAGCAGACCTCGATCGACATTAAGAATCAGAATATCAATGGATTGCTCGATTCGCTGTCGCCGCCGCCCGGGTTCGGGACCGACGTCACCGAGATCAAGATCAATCCGAACCTCAAGATCCGCGAGGATTCCCTCAAGAAATTCTACGAGGACTTAGACTCGATCACGCAGACCAGCGGCGAGAAGTTGCTTAGCGATACCGCCAAACTGCAGGCGAAGCTCGCCGTGCTGTTAGATGCCGGGATCATTTCGCAATCGGATGCCTTCAATCGGGAGCGCGGCCCCGCGGACACAAAGGCCCTGTCCGAATTCTTCACCAGCAACAAGACCATCGTCGATCAGTCCATCCGCGAGAGTCAGGACTCCTTCAAAACCTACTATGCGGGCCTTGCGGAGGATTCGCGCGCCGCCGCCGCGGAAGCCAAGAAGAGTTTCGACGAAACCGCCCAATTCGCCGTGCAGGCCGGCCGCGCCATCCAGAACTCATTCGCCCAAGCCTTCGAGAATATTGGCAAAGGGGGCCTACGGGGCCTGGTCGCTGATTTCGTTACCGCGTTCAAGCAGATCTTCGCCCAGGCCGCGGCCTTCGATCTATCCAAGGCCTTGGGCCTGGACAAGATCTTCGCGAATCAGGGCGGCGGATCGGCGGTCGGTGGCATCTTCGGCGCGCTGGGATCGCTCTTCGGAGGCGGCAGCGACTCAACGGCCGTGACGTTCAACAACGGCGCCGGGACTGCAAGCCTCTTAGGATTTGCGGGCGGCGGATCCTTTGGCGTTGGCGGCGCCGGCGGCACGGACTCGCAGCTCGTGCAGTTCAAGGCCTCCCCGGGCGAGCGGGTGACCGTCTCGACGCCGGGCCAGGGAGGCGGGGTCACCGTCATCAACAATAACTATATCGATTCGCGCACGGATTCGACGCAGATTGCGCAAATGATCCAGGCCAGCACGCAGCGAGCCGTCCAGCAGAGTAAATCTGAGATGACGCAACTGATTAAGCGTGGAGCATTCGCTTGACAGATTTTTTCCTGCCGCCCGATTTGCGATTGGCCAAAGCAACCCTGTCGCTCGATGCGAATACGGCGGCGTTTTCCTCGCCGACGGTCGGATCGACGCGCTCGGTTGAGCGCCTTGGAGATCGGCTGCGCATCAACTTCGATTTTACGGCCCATCGGGATGATCCGACGACGGCGCGGCAGCGCGGCCGGATGCAGGCGTTCCTTTCGCAATTGCGCGGGCAGGCGGGGCGCGTCTGGATGCCGCCGCCGGGCTATGCATTGGGCGCCCGCGGCTCCTTTCCCGACAATGAGCTTTTGCCGAATCCCACCTTCAACATCGGCACCGCCGGCATTAGTGCATTTAGCTCAGTCTCGCTTGCCGTCAGCGGCCGAATCCTGCGGGCCACATCGACGGCGGGCACCCCCCAACGACCGGCCTTTTACCAGCAAGGGACGGTAACGCCAAATACTCCCTATGTCGCGCGCGGTTTCGTCAGCGCGGCGTCTGGTATCACCCCTGCTTTTCAAATATCGGATGGCACGACGTCAATTCAGACGACAGCCGCGGCGGGACTGTATACGTGCCAATTGACGCCGGCCGGCGCAACAACAGTAACCGTCGAATTCTATAATTCGAGCGTTATCGGTTCCATGTCTGGGTCATTAGTCGACGTGGGTCTCATGTCGCTATCGCAATGCGCGCTGGTGGATAACGCGCCAAATCTTCTCATTCAATCCGAAACGATCAGCGCGGCAGCCTGGACTAAAAGCAATGCGACGGTCGCAACGAATTCAGCGACTGCGCCGGACGGAACGGTTACGGCCGACGGCTTGCAGGAAACGGCCGTCACAGCGATTCACGAAGTCAAATCCGTCAGCAATTTTTCGATCACCTCGTCGATTGCTGATTACTGCTTGACCTCGATTCTCAAAGCGGGAACGCGCGGTTGGGTGGAGCTGTTGCTGCTTGAGGATTTAGGCGGCGGCTCCTTGGGTGCGTATTTTGACTTAAGCACCGGCAATATTGGTTCGATCTTTGCGATCACTAACTGGATAAATCCTCGCGTATTTACGACCTCGCTCGGCAATGGATGGTGGCGCTGCAGCGTCGTAGGGCAGAAAACGAACGCCGCTGTCAGCCTCACGGTGCGAATCATTGCGGCGACCGGAAACGGCGGAAACAATTACCTGGGTGTGACGGGCTCGGACGCGATTGAGATTTGGCGGACTTGTGTGGCGCAAAGCTCAGTTCCCATGCAGTCCTCGCAGACTGTCAATACACCGTTCGCGGGAAACTCGCAGACGGGTACCCAGATCGCGCTGAAAGGATTGCCTGCATCGTCATCCGGCCTTTTGTTGCCTGGCGATTGGGTCCAATGCAATGGCCAGCTCAATCAAGTCACGGCCTCGCTGGATAGCGACTCGGCCGGCCTCGGGGTCGTGCAGCTCGCGCGACCGTTTCGAAATGCGCCGGCGGACGGTGCGCCGTTCATTGTGAACAATCCCATGGGGAAATTCATGGTGAATTCGAACTCCACGGCCTGGAATGAGCAGCCGGGCGGCCTCTCGGATGCCACGGTCGAATTCGTCGAAGACATCAGCTTTTAAGCCATGACCCGCTTCGTCAACTCCACTGCGCAGACCGCCGCGGATCAGCCGCATGTCGTCTATGCGATCCTGGTGCAACTCGACTTTGCCAGCGGCTTTGTCCGCGTCTTCAACGGCACGGGCACGCTCTCATTCAATGGCAACACCTATCTGGGTTTAGGCCAATACGGCTCTATCAATGAGGTCGGCGAATCCACCGATCTGAAACCCTCCAACCCGGTCACGTTCCAAATATCGGGACTTCCCGACGCAGCGTCCCCCGCGCTCGCCGCGGCCGCCACCAATCGCGCCGATTATTACGGCCGCTCGGCGCGGATCGATATCGCCTTGTTCGACTCGAATCGCGGCCTGATCACGCCCATCGAAAATGCGGTGTGGGAAGGCAGAATGGACTCGATCGCGGTCTCACGATCCAACAATGCGATTCAGTTGACCTGTGAAGATCGAATGGTCATCTGGGATAAAGCTATCGGATTTCTCTACTCAACCGAGTGGCAGGGAATTATCTATGCGGGCGACACCTTCTTCGATCAGGTGCCGTTTCTCGCGAACCGCCTTATCAATTGGGGCGGCTCACCGATTCCTGCTTACAACGGAAGTCCTGGAGGCACGCCCGGCGGTCCTGGCGGCCGCGTGCTCCCGCGATGATGCGCCTCGATGACTGGCAGGACCGATTTTTCGCCTACCTCGAGGCGACGCGTTTGCTTCCATTCGCGTGGGGAATGAACGATTGTTGTCTATTTGCCGCCGGGTCGATCGATTCGATCACCGGCTCAACGCTAGTCACGCAGCTTCGAGCGATCTACTCAGATGAGCCGAGCGCGCTCGCCTATATTGCATCCTTCGGTTCCCTGGAAGCTGCCGTCACTTCTTGGCTAGGAACATCCAAGGCGCCGAATTCCGCTGGGCCTGGAGATATTGTGCTGGCTGATTTAGAGCTTGGGCCGACCATTGGCGTATGTATGGGCGTTAATTGTGCGTTCTCAGCCTCGCAAGGCATGATATATGGCGACCGATCGATAATCTCCGTTTGCTGGACAGTTTGAGATGCCGGCAGCGGTAGCATGGGCAGTCGCCGGCGCTCTTGGATATACCGGTGCTGCCGTCGTTATCGCATCAATTGCCTATGCCGCGACGGAGGTCGCGATTAGCCTGATTTTCTCCTATGCACTGAGCAAGTTCGAAAGTGCCCTGGTCGGCAAGCAGTCTCAGAATCAGCAGCCGGTACCGCAAGGCTTCACCGCGCGAGGTGCCGTTTACCCGCGCTCCATCATCTACGGTGCCACACGCACCTCCGGCGTCGTCGTCTACGAATACACGTCGGGGACGAGCAATAATTATCTCTGGTACGTGATCGCCATCGCCGGGCATCAGTTGAATGCCATGTCCGATGTCTATTTCGACAATGACCAAATCACGACCGCGCAGATCAATGGGAGCACGGGCCAGGTTACGGGCGGAAAGTACGCAAACAGGGCTTACATTTGGCGCATTCTCGGCACCGACGCGCAGACCGTACAGGCGGATCTCAGTGCGGCACGTACCGAATGGGATTCAAACCATCGCGGCCGCGGCGTCGCCTATTTGGTCGTGCGCCTCGAGCGCGATACGGCGATCTATGCCGCCGGCGGCCCGCAGAATTTCTTTGTCTCAGTCCAGGGACGCCGTCTTTACGACCCGCGCTTAGATAGCACCAACGGCGGATCCGGATCACAGCGCTATACGGATGCGACGACCTGGACCTACTCCAACAATCCCGCCCTGGCGGCCGCCGATTACATCACCGGCGGATCGATTACCTACGACGTCGCGACGCCTGTCACCTACATGGGCATGCGCGAATCTCCGACCCGCATTGATTGGGCGCTGGTTGCGAACGCGGCCAATATCTGCGAGCAGACTCCCGCGATCCCTGGCTCGACCACCCAGCAGCGTTACGTGGTCGCCGGCGTCCTCTCGTGCAACGACGTCCATTCGATCAATCTTGGCAAGATTGCTGCATCAATGGCTGGCCAGATCATCCCGCGCGGCGGCAAATATCGCATTTATGCGGGCGCCTATGATGCGCCGTCACTCACCTTCACCGACAGCGATCTCATTGGCGGGGGCTACGAGATCTTAAGCCCGGGTCGAACGACGCTATATAACGCGGTCTCACCGACCTACGTCGATCCGGTCCGCAATTATCAGCAGGTCAATTCGGCGATCAATACCAGTTCGACCTACGAAACTGCGGATGGTGAACGGATCGTGAAGTCCGTCGATCTCATGATGGTTGACAACGAATATCGGGCGCAGCGCATCGGGGCGCTGATTCAGGCGCAATCGCGCAACTTAGTCGCGGTCACCCTCTATTTCGGAATCAATGGATTCAAGCTCTCGTCCTGGGATACGTTCTACCTCACGTTGATTGAGCCAGCATGGGTCAACAAGGTGTTTCGCGTTATTGATTGGCAATTCTCGCCCGATCAGCCGGGCGTCGTGATTACGGCCCGAGAGGAATCTTCCACCGCCTACTCGGATCCGACGGCGGGCAGTTACGCCGCGCCTGGCGCTGCAACCTCGGGCGCCAATACCTCGGATACCCCTTCGACGCCCTCGTCGCTCTCCGCCGCGCCCCTGGCGGATGCGGTCAATTTCACATGGTCGCCGTCGACGTACTTTCAGGGGACCGCCACCTATCAGCTGTGGCAGTACACCGCAGCGACGCCGTTTTCATCCGCCACCAAGATCTGGGAGGGCGGCAGCACCCACTACACGCTGCCCATCACCGATTCGACCAACCCGACGCGATATTACTGGGTGGTCGCGA